CGCCGTCCTCTTGGCCTTTGCGGATAGTATGCGCGCCGACGTTCTCCTCGATCGCGCAGCCTAAGCCATCTTCTATGGTGCGTGCAAGCGGGTCAATCAGGAAATTCCGGGGGTTGACCGAACGCAGAACCCCCACCGTGTGCTTCTCTTCGATGACGGCCATCTCGAACCGACCGTTTTCGCCCATAGTCGGGACGATTTCGCGGTGAGGGAAGTCCTCGACGAGGATTTCGCCGATGCCAGTGCCGTACACGGCCGAGTTTATGAGTGCATCAGAGACGTTCGGGGTGAAACCGAGGCGTGCAAGATCCTCTCTGAGACGATTTTTGTTCTGTTCGGTGGCTTTGACGAGTTCCTCAGGGTCGCTGATCTCCGCTTTGATCTCGAAAAAATCCCCGCGGCCGAAAACTGCCTCTTCGATCTCGGAAACGGCGTTCTCGACGGCCTCGGAAAGCGCCGGCGTGATAATTCTCGACCGCTCCGATTTGCGTTTCTGCTCCGCGCCGCTCCAGATGCCGCGCCATAGACGCTCGTACTCGTCCCACCGTAGTTCGTAGTTTGCGCGCCGGTGGTTTCGCCACGCTTCGACGCGCGACATGACCCACGCGACGAGCGGGGATAGATCATCGGGCTTGCGCGCCACCGCTTCGTTGACAGGGCGGTTGCTATCGCGGGGATCTTGATCGAGAACCTCCGCTTTCTGACCCTGGATATCGACCTTCATCTTAGCGCGAGCCACTGAGCATCCCCTTGTGCTTGAAGAACTCGACTTGTTGGAGGCGCCTTTTGGCCTCGGTCTTCGTCAGGTTTGGCTGCGACAAGTTCCTGCCCTTCTCGGACCTCACCTGGTAGCCTTGCGGCGTCTTCCGAATCATCTGCTGCTCCTCACTTCGTCCACACAGGGCACACGCTCACGTCAGGATAGTCCTTCCAGCTCCCTACCTTCGTCGGTGGAGCCAGCTCTAGGAGCGTCAGCCCACGCGCGGCCTGCTCGGGGGTCATCGTGCGATTCCAGCCGAGTTCCGTCACGCGCTCCAGCGGGTACGGAAACGGGGACTGCCTACGGCCGAGATACCTAGCGCGGCGCAACCAGTCGGCGACTTGGCTGCTCCCTGTGCATACCATGCCGCCCTTGCCGATCGGGATCGGCTTTTTGAATTGGAAGGACAGGCACATCAGCCCACCCTGATAGGAGCCCGGCTCAAGCTGAGCTGCGGAGTCCCATACCATGTACGGATCGAGCCGGTATTGGCCAACCCACTCGTGATTCACGAATTCAGGACGCGCGCCGGCGTGCATCACGGCCATCGGGACGGACAGGAACGTATGCCGCGGCAACCGAACCTTTACGTCCGGCCGGTCGCCTACCTTCAGGTAACGCAGGCACATCTCAAGCGCATTCGTGCAGTTGTCGAGCGCTACTGCATGCTCCGCGCCAACATGCCGCGCTACGGCTCCCTCAAACGCCGCTACGACCGCGTACGCCTGGCTCATTCGCTCCGCTCCTTCTCAGAAACCAATATCATCGTCCATCGGACGCCAGTACCTGCTGTCCTCTTCCGACTTCTCGTCGAACTCGCCGAACACCAGGTCGCGCGCAAGTTGCTCGATGTACGCGAGAGCATCGGGCACATCGTCATGCACCAGCTTCGACGGGAAGTTCACGATCTGATCGACAGCCTCGCTGTTCCACGAAGCCCGCCGAAAAGAGATCCTCCCGTGCTCGAAACGGCCAGCGAGCGCCCACGTAATCCGGTCAATTTTCGCGCGATTCTCGTGAGTCAGCGGGCGCGCGTTCACGTATACCGACGTCTTGCGATCCTTGCTATTCGCCTCGTCGATGATGTACGGCATCACCGCGTTGAATAGCGAACCTTTTTCCATGCCGAAGGCGCGCGACTTTACTGTTTCATCGGCCAGTATGTCTACTATTCTTTTGGCCGTCTCCTTCGGACCCCACCGACCGATATGAATGTCACGCACCCACCAGGCGCCGTCGTCCAGCACCTTCACGACAGGGATCACGGTTTGGTCAAGACGGCGCAGGCGCGAGGTGGTCGCCTTCGCCACTTCTTCAAAGCCGGCCAGGTCGGCTGCCACGATGAATTCGCCCTTGGGCGGTTCGTCATCGCGGTACTTGATCCATTCCGGCTTGATGATGCTGCCGCCGCCGGTCTCGAAACTGGCCTCGTACTCCTGGCGGAAGATCGCCGAGGACATCGTCCGACGCGCTGCCTCGACTTCGCCCGTCGGGAGGTACGGGTTGGCGAGCGACGTGAAACGGTACGCGGACCACTCGCCGGATTCGTCTTCCATCGCGGCTTCGTACAGCGCGAAGAAGTGATTGCGGCCCGCCGGTGTCCCGATGAACAGCGCGCGGCCTTTCACGTCCGAGAGCGACGGGCGGATAATGCTCTCCCACACCTCGGACTTCATCGACGCGAATTCGTCGAGGATCACATCGAAGAGACCGACGCCGCGCAACGTATCCGGCCGGTCGGAACCTTTGATCGCGATCTGCACGCCGTTGCGCAGCGTGACCACGCCTTCATTGACGTTCGCGTTGGTTATCAGCGGAGCCGCCAGATCGAGCAGCAACTGCCAGTACACCGTCTTCGCTATGGAGAAAACGGGGGCCACGATCCATACAGGCTTTCGCTTCGAGTTCTCCGGCGAGGTGGCCGATACGATTGCGCGGATGCACGCGAGGTATGACTTCCCGAACCGCCGGCCCGCCACCAGGACGATAAACCGCGCGCTATCGGTGAAGACTTCGAGCTGCGCCGGATGCAGCTCGAAGCGCAGGTTGATGTCGTCGCTCACACCGTGCTTGCGGTCGTATCGGCTAGCGGATCAGCGGCGACCTTCTTCGGCAGGCCGCGTAAAGCGTCGTCTACATCGCGGCCGAGAATGAAGCCGCCGTTCTGGACACCGGACCGATGCACGATGCGTTGCTGATCATCCGGCAGCGACAGGTAAGCCGCCTTCAGCGCCTGTTGCGCCTCGTCCAGCTTAGTGCCGACGAGAGGCAGCCCGGCGAAGGGGCCAAGAGCGGACAGCGGAAGGCGCGTGTCAGGAAGGTAGCTCGCCACGTCAGGCCCACTTTCCGTTCCACTCTTCCTGCGCCGCAACGAAGCGATCATGCACCGCGCTGTTCGTTTCCTCGTCCGGACCGGGAGGTGAGGCCGCGGCGTGGAGCGCATCGCTTCGCTCCTTCGCCCAACGCGCCTCGGTTTCCTCGTATTCTTCGGCGACACTACGCTGCACGCGACGGAACTCGTCGATTGTGCTTTGCTGCTCCTTATTGATCGCCCGCTGGAAATTGATTGTTGCCTCTTTCAACGCGCGCACGGTTGGCGAACCCGACGACAGAACGCGATCCATCGTCATCGCCTCGTAGCGATCCAGCGCGTGCACGTACAGGATCGCCGCACTCCTTGTTACTTCTTCCATTGCTCGCTCCTAGAGTAGATCGTCGAGATCAGACGGCATCTCGACTGTTTCGACATCGACGACTCGCGCCGACAACTGCGCCCCGCCATTAGCCTGGACGCCCGCTCCTACGATCTGGATGTAGACATTTGGGCGATCTGCGCCACCCTTTTTCCCCGGTGCCCCTACATTCAACCCCGCAGCTTGCTCCCCGATACTCGTGTAGAGCTTCGCCGGCATAATGCGCTCTGCCAGCAACTTCAAGGCCCATTCGTGATGGGGACTTGTGTCGTCGGTGGCGTATAGCATCACGCGCTCCAGGACTTCCCGGGCGTGGTACTTGATAAGCGCAGCGCCTGCATTAAACGCCTGCTGAACCTCCTCCTGCTTGAACGGGATCACGGCACTGGGTCGTTCCTCGCCGATCGTTGCCACCGCTGTCCGTTGCGAGCGGGTCGGCGACTTCGCTGTCAGCTTGGCCTCGTGCTGTCGGGACGCCTCCCGACTGATCGCGTACTTCGCGTTGAGTTCAGCCTTGCGAAACTGCACGCATGGCCTGCACACCTGACCTATGGGTTTGCCGTAACTGTGGGGCCATTGATCAAGCGTAAGGGGCTTGTCGGTATCGCATCGGCGGCACTTCCTGCGAGGAAGAGCGGGCGTGACGAGAGCGGGCTCCATAGTATAAAGAACGAGTGTCCGGGGGCCAAGTTGCTCGATTTTCCTTTTTTTTTCAGGGGCAGCGGGTACAGCAGCATCGTCCCGCGCTCGCGACCCCCCTCCCCCGGTAGTGGGCGCTCACAACCTAGCGAATAGCGTGCCGGAAAACGCGCCGAAACGTCAACACTTGCGCGGGCGTGCCGACAGAACGCCGCGCGCCCCTCTGAATCCGCGACGCGCGCCTCGCGTTTCCGCTGAAAACCCAACGGGTGCTTTTCCCGCAGTCAGGACGCGCCGCGCGCCCCGCGCGCAGCATATGACCTGCCGCGCGCCAGGACGCGCCGAGCCAAGCCGCGCCGGGTCGCCGTACCATGTGACCCGCTACACGCCTTGTGTCGCGCTAGGACGCGCCGCGACCTCAGCATATAACCCGCGACGCGCGGGGCGCGGCGCGGGACGCGAACGGCGCGGACGGCGGACGGCGCGACGCGGGACGGCGCGGGACGGCGCGTCTTGTGTCGAAATGCGGACAACGCGGGCGGCGCGTCGCGGGTAATGTTACTGCGACCGCTGGACCCTGCTACCAAAAGGCCCGGAGTTTCTTTGTTCCGGCCCCCCGG